AGTACTTTGTTATCGTAATCGACTCTGCCGCCGTTTAATTTCATCTTTATTCTCGAATCTTCCCTCAACCCGACAGACAAGGTCGCCACCGTTCTGACCGGCAGCGACCTGTAATCATAGATACCATATGTCTCGGCAAGGTCGCATATTAGAGCGCCCCTGTCTGCGGATATCATCCGGGCGAGGGTCAGGAGTTTTTTAACTCTTCTCCTGCAAGAGTCATGATCTCTGTGAACTCGGTTATCGACTTCTCGATCGAGACGCGGCCACTCTCTCCCCTGATATGATCATAGAGTCTTTTCTTCTGCTCTTTGCCAAGCAGCTGCTCCATGACCTTAGGAAACTTCACGGCATCATCCATAGCGTCTGCGAGAAACTCCATGAATTCCATGTCATCTGCTATCATCTCATCGATCTCGAATTCGAATCCGGATCCAGTCTTTCCTTTGACCATTGTTTACCTCCCCATATTGCTTTCACTCATCTAGTTGCCGCCGGACGACGAAGATGAAGACGATGAGGATGAGGATGCGGACGGCGCCTGGATATACTCTTTGTGAGTGTCTCCATCTGGTCCCGGAAGTGCAGTAATAGTAGACTCGTAGCCGGTGACATCACTGTCTGTATACGAGACCTCTCCGAGCTCCGTGATCTTACCGTTAGGTATGACGATTCTCTTGAGATTGCCCTCAGTAAGAATCATGTCTATGACCCATACTCCGGCTTCAAGTTCCTTGGAGTTGACCCTGACCGTGATCCCGGTCTCAAGGTCTCCGGATACGTTGTCCTCACCGAAAACACGCTTAAGAACCTCGACGTTCATGGATTCGATGAACGTAAGACCGAACGTGTCTGTCTTGCCCGTCTGTGGTGTCAGGACAGTATCTCCGCCCCACGCCTTGATTTCTTCCGATTCTCTCTCGTTGCTGTTTGTGACGCCGTCTTCGCTGATATATCCCATATCTACAAAGGCATTGCCCAGAGTTGCAGCAGCGCTTGTCGGAAGAGTGGTTCCGGAAGGCGCCCAATGAACAGCTCCGCCTATCATCGGTTTTCCGGCTGTAACTTTCGTAGCATCTGTACTCATTTGCTTTCCTCCTAATAATGTGTTACTTCAAAAACCGCCTGATAGCGGTTCCATTTTGTAGCAGTATTTGTAAAATTGTAATCGCTGCTCAGGTGACACCCTGCAATCTCATCCTGCACCGGCAGGAGCTGCATAGCGGCCTTGACCTCTTCATTGATCACAGCTGCGCGGTATCTGCTTTTTGCATGCGACTGCACCGCAATCGCAGCGGTTTTAAGGAAATTGCGCTGTGATCCGCCGGTTTTGTCTATAGCTATAAACTCATCCGGAGGATTCGCAGGTATCTCCAGATATACTGGGATCGATTCAATTCTTTCCCTGAGGTGATTCCTGACCGTCTCTTCAATAATCATTTTCTCACCGCCTTCAAAAGAGTGTTGTGCTCAAAGTTGTCCTGAACAGCTTTTTCTGTGGATGTCTCAACAGCAATGACTCTTGTGCTCATATGCTTGATTTCATAACCGTCACCGGCATTATCCGAGACCCTCCGCGCATTACTTTCCAGCACCCTTTCCATTTCCGGTGAATTCAGAAGTTGCCTGACTCCGGCTCGGTTTAACTCGAATCTGAACTTACTCATACCGCTCTACCTGCACTTTCTTGTTCCAGCTGAGCGGGATCAGCTCATCGATACCTTCAACCGGCATCCCGAAGGAGTGAAAGTCCTGTCCGAAAAAACTGACCTTTCGATCCTTCCATTCATGTGTATCACCCTTGGGGATCCCGAGGGTATAGACTGCATGCTTTCCATACAGCTGTAGCTGCTCCGTTATGTCCTCCCCAGACACCGGAGCCACAAGGACGTTCTCAACATCCACAGGTACCTCGCTGTATAACGGTGATCCGAACGGATCCTCTCCTGTCTGGACTGTCTCCCACAGAGTGACTGTTATACCTTTCATGATCCAACCTCCACGCAGAAGTCCTCTACAGGGCTGTGTGAACCGATCTTGCTGCCGATACCAAGCATCTGCTTCTCAGCCTTTGTCAGATACAGCTCGCCTATCGCTCCGCTGCTTCCCATGCTCCAGCTTTGAGCATAGCCCAGTGCCTGCATGCTTCCCTGCGATGCGCCTACAGGAATGTTATTATCGGCACCGCTGCTCATGATCCTTGCTACAGCCCTGCACGAAACGGCTTTCTTGGCATCTGCAGCCGCTTCTTCGTTCATATTGTCTATGAGGAGGGCTACATCGTCGAGCAGCGCTTCACATACGGCCCGCTCACTCTCAGAAAGAGTTTTCATCATGCGGGTTTCTACGTCTTCTACGGTTGCATATGCCATGTGATCACCTCTACTTCTTCGACTTCTTCTTTTCGACTTTTGCAGGCTTCGTTGTCGCCTTTCCGACCACTGTATGCCCTGCCGCCTTATACTCCTCAACACGATCTTCTGCTACCAGCATCTCTGTGCCCAGCTGCGTGTTGATCATTTTTATCTTTTTCATCATTCCTCCTATTCCGGCCATTGCGCTCTTCTCAGGATATGGCCGCACCCGACCCTGACATCCGCCATCACGGGAATACCGACCGCCTTGAGCTGCTCGCAGAAATACAGGTCCTCCGAAAGCATTCCCCGATGATCATCCGCGTAGTTGACCCAGTCATACCAAGGATAATCAAGATCCCGGAATACATCAGTCCTGATAAGCACGCAGCCCATACCACCGCCGTGGATCCGTATCTTTTTCTTGCCCGCTTTTATCATTTCCCCCAGCTCTTCGGCTGAATACTCGCTTTCGAGCGGATAATTGAAGTACGGGGTCCCATCCGGCTGGTAGTATTTGCAAATGCAGGTTTTCCCGCGATAGATATTGTCTGCGTCGCGATGCGCATAGTATCCGAGGCATACAGGATGCGGATCCTCCAGGAGATACGCAAGAGCTTTCTCCGGGAGGATCACGTCATTGTCCACCATGAACACATAGTCATACCCGCCACTTATCGCCTTCTGGACGATATTGTTCCTGGCTGTAGCACAGTCGTAGCCCCTGACAAAGTCGAAGTCCACGTCATGGCCGCAGCAATCAAGATCATATATTGACTTGAACGTATCGGGATATATAGTCTCGAACGTTGGTACAGCTATGAGTATCCTCATGATTTACTCCTTCCTACGCTCCCGTGGCACCTGTAGCACCTGTAGCACCCTGTGCAGCTGCATAAGGAGTCGTGAGCAGGTTGAATACCGAAGTATCAGCTCTGAAGCCGACCTCGATCTCTGCTCTGATAGCGAACATGTTGTCCTGGAAGAGGTTGATCGTCTTGGTCTCGCCGTCCTCCGTGTAGGTCAGTGTCGCCTGATCGCTCTCCTTGATCTGGACTCCTTCAACGGTACCGTACATCGCCTGTGACCAGTCGCCGGCAACGCCCACAACGTTAGGATCTTCTGCGCCAGTACCCGCCTTGTAAGCAGCCTTGCTCTGCACGGTCTTGGCGCCGAGGATCATCGGGATCGCTCCTTCAGCAACATTGTTGATGAAGATAGGTCTCTGGTTGTAATCCTTTGCCGACAGCAGGACGCCTCTTGCCTTTGGCGAGATGACGAATCCGTTGAGGATACCATCATGCTCCGAGACATCGATATCTGCCGCTACGAGAGCATCGTATGTGTTGGATCCGATGTTCTGCGCTGTGCAGGCAGCGAATGTGTCGAAGTTATCTCCCGGCTTGACAACATTGCCGAAGCATGTAGCATCGAACTTCTTTGCCAGTGCGTTCGGGAGTCTCTTCTTGAGCTCTTCATAGAGAGCTTTATAGTCTCTTCTGAACTCATCAGAGAACGGCATGATCACAGCCAGCTTGTATGCTGTCATGATCTTTGTGGCCAGTCCGGCATCAGATACAGGCTTTCTGCCGCCTTCTGCTACCCATGCTGCCTCCGGATCCGCCAGGATGACCGGGATCTCTACTCCTCTGCCAGGAAGCGCGATCTGGCGAGCCAGCTGCATTACTGCGGATGCCTCCTGTGTCTTCTGCAGAATCTCTGCACTTACTTCCGGTGGAAGCGACATTGCATTTCTTGTTGTACCTTTTGACATTTTTGTACTCCTTTCTGTCATTAGTAACTATTCATTACCGCTCATGAACTCCGCGAACAGATCTCCGGTGTCTTTCTTGCCACCGCCATGCGACGGCTCTCCTTTATCATGAACATCCGGATAGGTCTCGCCGTCCTTGAACAGGAACGGCTTGGTCTCTCTGAGATCCTTTATCTGCTCATCGAGGCCTGTTATCTTGCCGTCGTCTGCAAGGATCAGCTTGGTTCTGTCAAGCAGTCCGGCAACAAGATCGGCGTCCTGCACAGAGTTGCCAAGCCCGCTGCGGATAGCATTGGTCATTTTCATTTCTGCTATCTCTCCGGCATACTTTGATTCCTTTTCCTTCAGCTCATCCTGCAGCGTCTTGATCTGAGCCTTCATCTGCTCGCTGTCACCGGCAGATGCTTTCAGGCCATCCAGTTCTTTCTTCACGCTGTCGAGGGTCTCCTCTGCGTTCTTTCTCTTCTGGCTCTCCTCGTTCATTCTTGATCTCGGAACAAAGCCTTTGAGTTCTTCTTCTGATGCCTTGGCTGCCTTCTCAGCCAGGTCCTCAGCAATTCCCAGTGCGGTAAAATCTTCTTTCTTCATGTTTTCCTCCTTGATACATTTGATATCGCGGTTCAGTCCGCGCATATCTGCTTTCCGTTTATCGTCCGGAAATCCTAAAGAGACGAATAAATGAAGCCGCGCGGCGTGAATCGGACACGCTGGCAGCGGGGAAATGCTGCCCTCGCCTGAGCTATCGCGGCATAATACAGTCCTCTTTTCTCATCAAAAAAGCACCTCTTAGCGAGATGCTCATAAACAAAACTTTTCTATTCGTTTTACTTTCCTATATTGTGATAATTAATCCCTCCATAATAGCAAGGCTTCTTGTCAGTGATACTGTATCCTTGAAATCCTCTCTTTTTTTCAAGATGGAGCCTGCCGTCAAATTTTCCTTTCTCCTTATTCCGAGCTTCAGTAACTTTTCTGACCCTTTCTTCAATTGATTCGCTCATACTATGTCCTCCTTGAATAAATAAATCCTGGGGTTTCTTGTAGTCGCATAAAGTCCTCACACAAACTATGAAATTCCAAAATTAATTCCTGTAATCCGATGTCTTCACCAAAGTCATATATTTGGAGTCCTAAGCTTCTAATCGTGTTAATGTTCAAAGGCCGTCCGTGAGATTTCCACCTTTCATAGTTTGATAATTCTTCCGCTATTTCAGTTGCTCTTCTGCTTTTCTCTTCTTCGGTGACATCTGTTCCTGTCGATTTGTGCACAACCCAATTCTTAAACTTGTATTTCACCAGCCACTCTTTCAGCAAATCGGTGGTTAAATCCCGAGCCTGCTCATATTGACTCAATTCCGCAAGATCAAAGTCATTCAGAATCAAAAACTCCGCTTGCGAAATTTTATCATTTTCGGCCTTCTTGAGTAATTCATTGATTTTTTCAAGATATCCGAGAGCTGGAACGAACCGCCCCTCCTTATTCATTACCTGTGGATCTATTGGCCCTAAGACCGAATTATAGTCCATGAAGATATTATCTCCGCTCATACATAAAATAGTGCCTGCACTATATGCATGATCCGGAATAACAAAATTCACCTCCTTATAGTTGTGACGAAAGATATTAACAAGTCTCTCAACAGTAATTGTATCTCCACCGTTTGTTGTCAAAAAGATATATAACTTATCATGACTCCCGTCGTCCTTTTTTATTGAATCAATAGTCTCACGAGCAATGCATACCAACTCATCACCAATTGGTCCATTAATGTAAACACAATCCGCATCAAACTGAGTCTCCAACTCACCTAACAATTCCTGCATGATCTCATTTGTTCTTGTGCTAATTGGATTAAGCATACGATGTTCCTCTCATCAAAATGGATTTAATAACGTCCGTCCTGTGTATCACAATTTTATCTCAATTTGGTGTAGGTTATTTGAATTTAAAAATAGTCTTTAGCACTATCCCAAATTCCGTTTGCATGCCTGTCTTCAGTTTCTTTCTTTGCTATAGGCCAGTCACGTTCAAGCTTTTCTCTGATGTCTGGTGGACAATCATCTTTGATGTATATCCACGGTTCATCATGACCTTTAAATCCCGGAGGGAATATCGCAAAATGGCCCAAACCATAATCAAGCATTTTACTCATTTTCTATTCCACTCCTTCCTCAAATAATCATACACAGAATTCGCAAGAGCGTTATCCCCTAAACCGATGCTTGATACAGCACTCTCTGGAATAAGTTCTCCGTAATCGGTTGCGCGTGTGCTTATTTCTTGTTCTATTATAGCATAAATCTCTTCTGCGCTTTCATCATTAAAACAACTTATAAACGCGTTTTCAATTATTTTATTCTTTTCAGAGATAAATATCTCTCTTTGAAGCAAGCTGACATTTTCTTCATCAGTTATTCCTGCCCGTTTCATAGCAAGACAGTTTATCAAATCATGAGTTCTTTCATGAATGCTGTTTGCCAAAGCATCGTTACCTATATCCACATGATCATCTTTCGAAGGCAATGCGGTATTATATACATTTCTTTTAATCTTATATGAGAGTTTGTTGTTAGGTATTATTTGGAATTCGCTTCCACTAGGCTTGTTTGTTAACAGCTCGGCCGGTTTATAACCAGGAAAACTCTTCTTATAAAAATCTGTTATAGATTTATCGGCTGACTCGATGCTTTTCAGTTCATCATGCGTAAGATTCTGTTTTGTTATAAATGAGTCAAAGTCCTTACTATACCTCTCCGTCATCATCGCAACTTTTCTTTTTGCATATGCCGCGCGTTTCTGAGCGTTGATATACTCCTTGTTTTCTGCGTACTTTCTCCTCCTAAGGGTATTGATACGTTCCCATTGAGTGTCACCGGCATTGATGTACTCATCGTACAGTGCATCCGGATCGTATCCTTCCACATCGATGTCATCTGACAGTCTCACAGCGAATGTGCAGTCGCAGTTATTGTGTATATGTGTCGCATGGCCATTTTTGATGATTTTATCTGAGGCTCTCTGCCATCCTTTAGAGGCAAGCATCAGACAGTACGGACAGGTGTCACCGCTTGGGATCCATGCCCACTCAGCTCCGTCGCGGAGTGCATTCTTGGTCATCGTGTCCACACTGGCCAGCTTTACGAGCCTGCCAGCTGCCGACGATATCGTCTTCGCATCTCTGGTACGCAACATCTCTCCGCGGATCGCTCTGGCTGTCTCCCCATATGTGGCAGTGGCCGCCGCTTCTGCAGCCGCTACAGCTGCACCGGAGTACTCTGCCAGTGCCTCATACATCTGACACGCCAGTTCGGAAGAAGCTTCTCCGTACTTTGTGACCAAAGCATGCGCTACCTCAAGAGTTTCTTCCTCTGTGTGCCCGGCAAATAAGTATTTCTCCAATTCCGCGCTGGCTTTATCGCTCAGCATCCTAAGGCTGTCGGTATATTTTCTCCATGCCTTTGTCTTTATCGTCCGCTCTGTAGGAATCTTGCTGTCATTAAAGCGTCGTTTTTTTCTCTTCGCCACTATCGTACCGCCTTATCGTCAATATATACATCCGCATATATTTTTCTTGGATTATGGCCAAGCCTGCGTATCGCCTCCGGGCTGTTCTCGTTTACTCCACTGGGGATAAGACCATACTGATACAGAAAACGGCACGCCTCACGAAGAGATTTGCCCTCCCGACAGGTCCACAGGATCACTGTGTTCCCCTGCTGCTGTTCTCTTATCAGCCGGCTTATCAGAGGCATATTCGGATCTTTGCCTATCTGCAGAGTTCCGTCGAAGTCCACCGCTATGATCATTCCTCACCCTCGTTCTCAGGCTCTTCCTCTTCAAGCATGTCCTGCAGCACCTTCTGCCCTCTTGCTCTCTGCTCCTGAGATTTGATTCTGCGGATATCCGCCTGATCGAATCCGATCATTTCGAGGAATACATCGGTGGCCGCAAAGTTCTCGCGAGCGCCGGCTATCTTGATAGCAGCATCAGCAGTTGCTGCTACAGATGGCATTGCCGGATTCTTGAAATGAGCCACTATGGCCTTCTGCTCATCAGGCAGGTCCTCGATCGTCGTATTGTTCGCAACTGCAAGAGCAATGAGTGCGACATTCCTGAGCGCTTCGCCGTTGCCTTTATTCAGTTCCTCAGCTGTCGCTATGAGAGTCTGGGACTGAGCGAGTATGGCATCAGAGCTTGTCGGGTTCGCGTCGTTCACGACTCCGGTATCAGTAACAGTCAGGCCCGTTGCAGCGGAGAACTGTGTCGCCAGTGTGCGCATCATGGCCACGTGAGGCTCGATGGTCCCCTGTGGGAGCTGACCAAACACAGGGTTTGTTCCTGTCTCCGGGTTATGTGTCCCGACAATCAGACTGCCTATGTACTGCTTGAACTTGTCATTGATCAGAGCATCATACTGTTTGTCTGTGACCCCAAGCATGTATTTTTGCGGCGATGTCGCGAATTCAAGCCCGATCGTGGCATTTGCCACCGTTCTCACATACCCGTCTATAAGCCTCCTGATAGGGCTCTTGATCCTTGACTGGCCAAGCGGCTTCGAACTGGTCGCATCCCAGATCAGAGGCTGCATCATCGGTCTGCCGAGTTTGTGCTTGTGCCTCTCCGCTGACCAGGTATATCCGTTTTCATTTATCACGATCAGATAATCGTCCGTATACAGGTTTATCTTGGTAGGCTTCCATCTTCCCGCAACTGACTCATCCATCGCTGTGTCTATGATAGCCATTCCGCAGTCTATCCTGCCGAGCTGACCATTCCAGCGGGCAGCTGCAGTCTGAGGCGAATGCGTTCGGATCCTGCATCCGATCTTCTTGTCCGAAGAGAATGTATAGAATGTGCATCCAAACTGAAGCTCATCTTTGGTCTGTGCCTGATAGCCGGCTATAAGCTGATTGTCCTTTACGAGTTGGTCTACCTGCTCTATGCTGTTACCGTCTTCTCCCACAAAACCATCGAACATGGATCTTCTTGCCAGGACGTCTACCGTCTTTGCTCCCCAGGCGCAGCCTATCTCAAGGCCCCGGAAATCTTTTGGAAGAGCCAGCCCGAGATTCACGTTTCTCAAAGGAATATTCCCCTCGTAATACTTGGCCTTCTTGGCGTTCGCCGATCTGTGCCATTCAAATATGCTGATTAGATCCTCAAGCATCGCCTGCTCTTCAGGTTCAAGCCCTATAACCTTCTTCGGTATCATTGATAATTCCATTTAGCCTATCCTCATTTCCTTCGACGGGTCGCGCTTCGATGTCTTTGCGCCCCAGTATGCCAATGCTGCTGCCTGTATCGGCAGGGCGTTCTCCCCGCCGAAGCCCCAGTCTCCGCTTCGTCCGATCATTCTTTTTGTAGATGTTGTAGCGCTTTCGTTAAGCGCTTCCTGCTCGTAATACCATGTCAGGCCCAACTCATTGATCGAATTGACCAGCATCCCGGTCGATGCGATCACATCATTGGTGCTTGCCTTTATGACAGAATTCTTTGCCTTCCAGCTGCCCGCGAGCTTCTCTATCAGGATGTATGCTCCTGCCTTGCCGTCTATGACCACGCATGAAGCCGTGCCGCTTCTCTGGTTGAGCCAGTCCGCAAGCCACTGCAGACCGGTTATAGTCATTCTCATGTCTATCAGTGTGATGCGGGCAGGGCCCTCTTTAGGGATCACAGCACCGCACAGGCACACGAGCTCATTGTCCGGAGAGAACTTTACGCCGTAAGCGATCTTGCCTTCCGGCTTTTTCTTTTTTGAACGGCAGGCCTTCCATGCCTCTTCATTGATTGCAAGATCGTATCTGCCGGATGCAGAAGGCATCCACCATCCGAGCCGCTCTCTCGCAAATCCCGCCCTGGTCTGAGTGCGGAATTCCTCTTCCGTATATTCCTCTGTCAATATCAGGCCCATAGACGGATTCGTCATGTACCAGATCTCTTTGCTTGTGACGTCGATATCTTCTATCGTTTCGGCGTCAGGGCTCCATTCGGACCACGCATCATGTGCGCCGGGATTCTCTATCATGCGCTTTCTGATTCGCTTGAACACCTCTCCCGGGCAATTCGGATACGGAGGTGTCCCGGTATATATGATCTGCCTGGTCCCTGTTGATGATGCTGCGAGCGTTGCTATGATAGATTCGATCTGGTCATCAGTAAGCTCCTGCGCCTCGTCGAAAACGACCAGCGATATACCCTCGATACCACGGGCAGACTGGCGGGATCTCGAAGAAAACTCTATTGAACCGCCGTTTTTCAGCTCGATGCACTCTTCGCCGTTCGTCCAGCGTATCTTTTTGACCATCGCCATCACTTCCGGATGCCTTTTATCCTGAAACATGGCCGCCAGTCTTCTGAATGATTTCTTGGATGTACGTACCTGATGTGCCGTATGCAGGATCCTCTCTCCCAGGATAGTCAGTCCATAGAATTCCCTTGCCTCGAGGCATACATTTTTTCCGTTCTGCCTCGGGACCGAGAGCCCGGCGGTCGTTACCGCCAGCTCGCCCTCTTCATCTCTGCTGAGCCAGCAATCGACTATCCTCTCCTGCCATTCAAACAGTTCGTTGCCGTATGCTTTCATCAAAAGAACCGCGTCCTGTCCATCAGTCGCGGCTCTTTTAGGTTCGACTATCAGCCTGGGCTGCTGTGCTCCTATCATGCTGCTCTTCCTTATGCTTATCCTGAACGAAGCCCAGCACGGTCTGAGGCTTCAAAGAGTCATCGATCATGCCTTCTCCACCGCCCTCTTCATCCCTCAAAACATCGAAAATCGTGTCCATTCCAGCTGAATAAGTTTTGAAAAAAGACTCATATCGCTTAAAAATGGGGTTCTCCCGGACGCCTTCTTGGCCCCCTCCGTTGTTATATTCGACTACCGCCTTTTCTGTGATGATCTGCTCCCGCATCTCATCCAGCTTGGCTTTCATGAGGGCGACATTGTCAATCGTCGCCTCTATTATCTTCATCTTATGCGCCGGAATTTTTGCTTCGCGAAGCTGCCTTCGGATCATATTCCTTTCTTTGGTCGCGGCCTTCTCGATCTCGTCCCTATGCATAATATCTTTCCTTTGTCAAGACCACCCCCTCCTCGCGCGCGCGCGCAAGGGGGTATTTCGGCGCTCGACGGCGGGTGTCGCTTCTGGCAGCTGGGAGGGGTCCCTACCCCGGGTCAGAGGCATCATGATCACC